ACAACACCGCCCCCCCCACCACCGCCGCCGTTACTGATCAAAGTACCGTCGTCCCGCTTCTGAGTTCCCGGGACTGGGATAACGCATACGGTCCCTCCTACGCATGCAACAGTAGCTTTCTCACTTGATCCGTCAGAATAGATAACGTCGAAGGTAGAACCTTTTGGCAATTTGGTAATGCCATTCACTGTCCTATACATCCCCCAAAGGCCATACATTGCCGCCACCCTCAAAATCGAGTCGTCCAGAACCGTAATGCCTTGAGCTGGTGCAACTTGATTATAGGGTGCATCACCCGCACGAATGGTAACGGCTGAAGCTATGCCTGGCAGGCTTGAAATTACGAGCGCGAAAAATGCCAGATACCGCTTAAAAACTCCTATCTCTTTGGCCTTCATTTAAGTCCCTTTTATTTCTGCATTTTGATGATTGATTGGATCCTTTCAACCTGCTTATCAAGTAAATTCAGTTGTCCAGGCGGTACAATTTTGGTTCTTACAGCATCTTCATAACGGGATGAGCCACAGATTCCGTAGTTAATACAAATCATATCTGACCGGTAAGATCCCGGTCCACATGCAGCGCCAGCTTCACAGGCCGCCAAGGCCCATGCGAATTCAGAGTAGTCTCCTGAGTTATCCGGCGCATAAGATCCAAGCTCTATTGAGGCATTTGGATTATTTAACACTTCTTCAAGTGCAAAAATTGCTTCTGGATCTTTGCTCTTAATTGCCTTTGCAACTAGATCTTGGTACTCCTCCGAACTCATTGTTTTTCTGGAGGCGAGCTTCAATTGTGCGATTAGATCCCCCCGTCTTGCAGCCTCGTTATACCAAAGCTCAATTGCTTCAAGAGGAATTATTTGTCCTCCATCGACCTCGCTACAATAGTGAGAAAACCGTCCCTTTATTTGTTCGTATCGAGATGAATTTTCTTTCTTAATCTTCGAGTATGATTCCAGCATGCCCGCGAAATTCTTTGGCGAGACACTGTAGATGGCGCATTGTTCGTAAATCTCCGCTAGCTGGCGTTGTGCAGCAGCGTCACCCGCCTCTGCGCGGCTTTTAGTTTCATGAAAATTTCGATAGAGCTCATCTGAAGGCTTTGATGCCCAGTCCGACACCTGCTGGTTGGTGGCACTACTACCCCTCCCAGGAATCGATAATTCGTCGGCTTTACGGGCTTCAGCTTGACCTGATGAGGCACCCGATGCGTCTGCCAGTGGCGAAGGCTTCATAAGTAAAAAGATAACTAAGCCAGCTGCAACCAACCCCACAGCAGTAAAGATATAAGCTTTTTTCACTAGCCCTCCATGACGTAATTTATTAATGTAAGGTGAATGCGCCTGTCTTAACGCACTATTGGCATTGTGCGGCTAAATGTCAATAGGAGGCTTAAATAGAGCTCCTAGGGTGACAATCCTCCAGCCAAGTACAAACTCAGCAGGTCATGGATTGCCTCTCTTTCCGCTCCAGTTAGGCCGAGTATTACCCTCTTGTCATAGTGCGCCTCCGGGCCGCCTGGCCGCACGCGGTCTTTGAGTCCCTCTTGATGCACACGCGCAATGCGCGACACGCGACCTACAAACCCCACGCTCACTGCATTGGGACTGGCGCTGACCTTGAAGTATTTGGCCTGCCGTAGCTTGGCAAACATCTTGGCGCGTTTGACGCGCCCGGACTTCTCTCGTAGCTGCTCTTTGCGCGGTGCGTAGGGCGTGCCATCTGGCGCCTGCTGCTTGCCGATGCGCTGGCTTTGCGAGCGCCTCAGCTCAGTCCCGATTTTGCGGGCCAACGTACGGCGTTCGCCGGGCTGCAGGCGTGCTAGCAACGGCGCGACCCAGGTCTCCAGTGCGGTCAGGTCATCCATGTCGGGTCGATCATCGGCTCGGGTGCATGGGTGATGTCGTAGCCGCCGCCATCTTTCGCCGTCACGACCACGCGTTCGGTGAGCGGCAACTTGATCGACAGATCCACTGCGTCGTTGGCGAGGATGTCGGCCTCGAAGGCGATGTCGCCACGGCGTGCGGGGTTGGACAGCAGCTCGGACTGATTGCCCTGCACCCATTCCAGCAGCGGCAGCATCACGCTGTCCGGGTGGCCGGCGTAGTCGGTCACGATGAGGTTGAGCGTGTACTGATACTCGAACGACAGCCCCGGCTGGAACGTGCTGACCAGGCTGCCGGCATCGATAAACACCAATAGCCGGTCGGCATCGCGTGCCAGGTCTGGCAATGCCGCGACCAGATGCGCGCGCAGGCTGGCGGGCTTGATCATGGCGCCGGCTCTGGTGCGTGCAGGTCGATCCAGTCCTGCAGCGCGGTCAGCTGCGCGGCGGTAGCGTGGCAGCTGGTGTAGTTGTCGGCGACGATGCCGGCAATGCCAGAGAGCGTAATGCCGGCGGCCGGCGCATCAGGATCTCCGGGGGGCGGCCCGGCAGGGTTGCTCGTGGCGGCGGCGTCGTGCAGCCGCACAAAGCCAGCAGGGATAGCGCAAGCAGCGTCTGCTTTCTGGGTGACATAGATCGGGATCTCGCGGGTGATGGTGGCGCCGGCTTCGCGCACGATCTGCACGCGGTCGACGTACTCGACAACGGTTTTTGTAGAAGCCCTTGCACTGTCGCGCTCGGCGATAGCGGCAGCTTTTGCGTCTAGCGCTTGCTTGCGCTCTGTGCGCGCAGTGCTGACGCGCCGCTCCTGCCACACGCAGCCACCGACGAGCACTGCAACCAGCGCCAGCAGGATGATCAGGCGCGTGACCATCAGCTGACGCCCAGGATCTGCAGGGCGCGCTGCGTGCGCGTGACGCGATCGCTGTGGCCTTCGGGCAAGCGCTTGGCGCGTACGTTGCCCAGGTTGATCTTGCGGCCCAGGCCGAGCACATCGCCGGCATCGGCCAGCACGTTGAGGCCGTTGTCCTGCCAGTACGCCGCCGCGCCCAGTGCGCTCGGCTCGATCTGCAGCAGCAGATCCGGCTGCTCTTCCACAGGCAAGCCGATCAGGCCACCGATACGGCGGTAGTTGCCCCGGAAGGTGTGCTGCATCGGACCACGGCCCCGGTAGCGGTGCCCGTCGCCACTGGCGGCGTTGCCGTTGCCCAGGCGGTCGGCGTAGACGAAGTTGGCCAGGCCGACCGGATTGCGCAGGAACTTGGGTGCCTGGGCCGGTGTGATGCGTTCGCCGTACACCTCCAGCAACCGAGCGCTAGTGGTGTAGGTCAGGCCTTCTTCCATGCGCGACAGGCTCAGGCTTTCGTGGCCGACCTGGCCGAGCCAGTGCGCGGCGCGGCGCTTGGTGGTGATGCCGAAACGGTTGGCGGCGGCAAGCAGTGGGCTGTGCCAGCGCTGGGCGCGTTGCGGCGAGCACTGCATGATCGAGGCGAGCTGGGTATCGGTGAACATCAATCGACCTTCAGGATGCGCGCCACATTGCCCTGGGCGCGGTAGGTGAGCACCGCCAGCACGATCAACGTGCCCAGGTGCCAAAGACTGACTTGCGAGCCGGCGCCGGCCAGCAGGATGTGCAGCGCCTGGCCGCCGGTGCTGGCGATCAGCAGCCACGCGCACCAGCCCGCGCCGCGCCGATGACGTGCATCGACGGGCCGGTGATAGGTAAGCAGGCGGACGCAGATGGCGAGCGAGGCCATCAACGTCAGGACGGTGACCAAGCTATGCACTGGGCGGACCTCCACGACGTAGGAAGGAAAAGTCGAACGATTTGCTCTTTTCGATCAGGCCCAGCGTCACCGTGATGGCGCACGCCGCACTCGCAAAGGCGGCCACGCCGCTGGACTTGATCGGCAACCAGCGCAGCAGCTCAGGCGCCAGCTGGTAGCCGGCGATCACGCTCACCGGGAAATAGATCAGCCGCGCCAGCAGCGGTTGCTTGGCGGCGGACACCACGAACAGTGCGCCGCCGGCGAAGGCGCCGATCAGCGCATCGCCGTCGATGCCAGGCAGCACGGAGGCAAGGCCCACACCGGTGGCGATCAAAAAGCCGCTCGATACGGAGGTGGGTTCGGTCATCAGGTCAGTCCCATAGCTGCACAAGCGGCGTCATCGCCGCCGTGGTGGTGGTTACCTCGGGCAACTTCACCGGCGTGCCATGCGGGAGCACTGCGCCCAGTTCGGCCAGGCCGGGATTGAGGAGATAGGTGCGCTCGACCAGGCCGGCCGTGCTGCCCAGGTGGCGCCAGCACAGCAGGTCGACGGTGTCGCCTTGCATGGCGTGCACGCGCATTAGATGAGCTCCACCGTGCTGCGCGGCAGGTTCTGCAGATCACGCACGGCCCAGCGCTGGTCGCGGCGCAGCTCAGTGATGCTTGGCGACAGGTCATCGGCGCGCTGGTTCGCGCTGTCTGTGGCGTCGAAGCTGCGGTAACGCTCGGCCACCTCGACGGCGGTGGCACACGCAACGGCGCGCAAATACAGCTGTACGCGGCGCGAGAGGCCATCAACGGTGGTGCTGGGCACATCAGCCAACGCGGCCCAACCGGCGGCCTGCTGCGCCTGCGCCCAGGCATCCAGCGCATCGTTCACCGCGAGCATCGCGGCGACGATGGCGTGGCGTAGGCGGGTATCGGCCACGGTGCCATCCAGGCGCATGCTCGCGCGCACAGCGTCCGGTGCGATCGCCGGCCAGAACGGCGCGTTGGCGATCACATCAGGCGCGGCGCTGGTGGTGCCGGTGGCAGTGAATCCGCTCATGGATGGCTCGGAAGAGATCGCCGGTGGTCGGGTGTCACCGCAGCAAAAATTGCTGTGGATCAGCCCCGAGCCGGCGAGGGTTGCGGGGACGCTCGGTTATGCGCTGGTGCCCGCAGGCTCAGCGCTGAACTTCTTCAAGAGGCGCTCTGCGCGCTCCAGATCCTTCTTGCCGCCGCAGCTGCCATGCAGCGCGATGGCGCGCTGCAGGTCGGCCACAGCGGCAGCGGCGATCGGCTGCGCCTGGTCGGCGGGCGTTTCGTCAGTGATGCCTGCCAGCGATGCGCGGGCCAATGCCAGGTGCAGCTTGGCGCGCACCTCGTCGGGCATGTCCTGCTCGGCGGTCAGCGCGGCGGTGTCGGCCAGGACGGCCGCATCGAACGGCTGGCCGGTCTTCTGTGCCGACAACGCTGCTTCGGCGATCTCTTCGGCCAGCACGCAGCCCACCGTGCGGGTGAAGCGGTCGGGCATCTGCAGCTGGTGCTTGAGCACATAGGCGCCCAGCTCCAGCGCGCCGGCATAGTCGCCGGCATCAATGCGCCACACCATGCACGTGGTGACGATCTCATCCTGCGCACCCCGGCCACCGGCCAGCACGCCGGCCAGATACGGCACGTAGGCTGGCAGCAGCTGCACCTTGAGCGTGGCCTTGCCCTGGGTGGACTGGATCTGCTTCAGCCGCAGGCGATCGCTCTGCAGCTGCGCCATGTGCTGCTCGTAGGCGGTGGCGCCGGCCATCAGCTGGTGCGGTGCGCGCTGGGCGGCTTCCAGCTCGGCGAGCACGCGGCTGTGGTGACGCTTGGCGGGACTGTCGGCCATGGCTTAGGCCTCAATCTCGATGTGCTCGACCACGCAGCCCAGGCCGTAGTCTTCGACCACGTAGGCATCGTTGGAGGACTCGTAGTTCTCGATACGATCGCGTGCGGGCACTTCCTGGATGTAACGGCGACGGCCGCCGGTCTGGTAGTAGATCGACAGGTTCGCCAGCGAGGTCACCATCAACGCGCCGTCCGGCAGATACGGCACCTCGGCCACCTGCAGGCCGCCCACGCGGCGCTGGCTCAAGATCAAGTCGGTGGCGATCTTCTCGCTCGCCGGCTGATCCTTGTTGACCATCGGGAAATACTTGTCGTGCATCAGGTCGCGGCCGAGCACCACCACCAGGCTCGGATCCTTGCGGTGCCACGGGTCCAGCAGGTTGCTCACCACGTCATACACCAGCGCGTCGAGGTTGCCGTAGTCGGCACCGGCACCGCCGATAACGACCTTGCCGGCAGTCTTGCCGCTCGCCAGCACGCGTTGGGCGGCGTTGGTGCGGTACTGCTGCAGCCAGCCGATGTTGACGTCTTCCAGCAGCGGGAACGCAGCGCGATCGGTGTCGGCAGCGGCATGCGTGCCGTTGAAGCCGATCTGCAGACGGTCCAGCGCCTGACGCTTGACGATGGCATCGCGCAGACGTGCCTGGAAGTCCGGGAACTTGGCCCAGGTATCGAGCAGCGCATACGGAATCGCGGTGTCGAAGTCGGTCTTCTTGGCGAGGTACTCGTTCTTGTCGAGCGCGGCCACGTTGCGCGGGGTGCGGGTCTTGCCGGCGCCGGTATCGGTGCGACTGGCGATGCTACCGGTGACGCCGATGCCCACCTTCTGCCCGGACAATTCGTCCACCGGGATGATGTTGACCTTGGACAGGAACTCGCTCGATTCCTGCATGCGCGTTTCCAGCTTCTGCTGCACGGTCGGATCGACAGCGAAGGAGTGGAAGGCGGAGGTGATGCCATTGAGCTTGGCGATCTGTTCGGCGAACTGGTTGAACTGCAGGCGGGTGGCGTTTTGCATGGTGGCTCCGAAGGGTGTGGCGCTGGCGGCGTGTGTGTGTGGTGGGATCAGCAGTCGGTCAACACGGCCGCGCCGGTACCGGTGACCACCGGGCGTGCGGGCTGCGTGGGGTCCGGCTGCTGCGACAGCGACTCGCGCAGCTGCGCCAAGTCGTTTGCCAGCTGCTCGTGCTTGGTCTTCTGCTCGGCGTGCTCGGCCTGCAGGCGGTTGAAGCGTTCGTTCTGGCCGCGCACGTGCTCGGCAATTTCTTCGATGCCTTCGCCGAGGTCTGCAAACTGCGCGGCGGTGATGCCGGTGGCGTCCCCGCTCTTGAGCGCAGTGCGGATCCGGCTCAACAGACTGGCGACCGGCCCTTCGCTGACTTCGCTGAATTCCAGCGCGGTTTCCTCGGCGACTGTGAACAGGTTGCCCGGTGACTGCTTGCGGTCGGCCAGTGGATTGGCTTCGGGGTTTTGGCTCGCGAAGCTGAGCATGGAGGTGCCCAGACTGGCCGGCGAATCGGTCACGGCCAGGCCAACCAGATACGCCTTGCCGGTGTTGGCAAACTTCTCCTGCACCTCAATGCTGGTGTAGAGCTTCTGCTTGGACTTGTTGATGGTGATCAGATCGGCAGTCGGCTCGATCTGGGCGAACAGCGCCAGGCGCTTGCTGCCATCGATCTCCACCTCTTCGGCCTTGACGGCCGTGACATCGCCATACGCGCGGAACGGCGAGTCCGGCAGCAGGCTGCGCATGTGCTCGATCCAGATGCGGGCGTTGTAGGTCTCGCGGTTGTAGGTGGCGGCCATGTCGTCGATCCAGCTGCGCTGAATCGTGCGGCCATCGGTGGTGGCGCCTTCGACGGCCACGCGGAACCAGTTGGAACGAAACTTCTTGGCCTTGGCCGACATGGGTGTCCTCTGCGCTGGATGCGTTTGCGATGACTCATGGTCAAATGCGACGCATAGCGCAGCAACGAAAACACCATGTAAACAAGGTGATTACGCGTTGCTCAACTGTCGGGATTAAGAGGTGTGCTGCACCCTGATCGGCATGCAAAGCGTTGCCACCCAGCTCCCGATGGATACCCGCAGACAGGCCAAGTTTCTGTACTGGATGGGATGGCGCGTGACCGAAATTGCGCAGGCCATCGGCGAGAACGAGAAGACTGTACACAGCTGGAAGTCGCGTGACGAGTGGGATCGCGCAGACAACGTTGAGCGCATCGGCGGAGCACTGGAAGCGCGCCTCGTCGTGTTGATCATGAAGCCGGAAAAATCCGGTGGCGACTTCAAAGAAATTGATCTGCTGCATCGGCAGTTGGAGCGCCAGGCGCGCATCCAGCGCTACCAGGGCGGCGGCAATGAGGCCGATCTGAATCCGGCTGTGGCCAATCGCAACGCCGCGCCGAAGAAGAAGCCCAAGCGCAACGACTTCACCGAGGAACAGATCGAGCAGCTGACCACGGCATTCGTCGACGGCTGCTTTGACTATCAGCGCGATTGGTACCGGGCTGGCAACGAGCGCACCCGCATCATCCTAAAGTCGCGCCAGATCGGCGCCACGTTCTACTTCGCCCGCGAGGCGCTGATCGATGCACTCACCACCGGGCGCAATCAGATCTTCCTCAGTGCGTCCAAGGCCCAGGCGCACCTGTTCCGCGGCTACATGCAGCAGTTCGTGCGCGAGACGATCGACGAGACGCTATTCGGCGGCGACAGCATCGTGTTCCCCAATGGCGCCGAGCTGTTCTTCCTGGGCACCAATGCGCGCACCGCGCAGGGCTACCACGGCAATTTCTACTTCGACGAGTTCTTCTGGACCTACGGGTTCAACGAGTTGAACAAGGTCGCCAGCGGCATGGCGATGCACAAGAAGTGGCGCAAGACCTACTTCAGCACGCCGTCGAGCATGGCCCACGAGGCCTATACGTTCTGGACCGGCGAGCGCCGCAACAAGGGTAAGCCGGCTGCCCAACGGATCCAGATCGATGTGTCGCATGACGCGCTGGCCGGCGGGCGCCGCTGCCAGGACCGCGCCTGGCGGCAAATTGTCAACATCCTCGACGCCCAGCGCCGTGGCTGCGACCTGTTCGATATCGAAGAACTGCGCGAGGAATACAGCCCGGACGCCTTCTCCAACCTGTTGATGTGTGAGTTCGTCGACGACGGCGCCAGCATCTTCCCGCTGGCGATGCTGCAGCCGTGCATGGTCGACAGCTGGGTCGAGTGGGGCCAGGACTACAAGCCGTTTGCCGCGCGCCCCTACGGCGATCGCGCGGTGTGGATCGGCTACGACCCGGCCGAGACCGGCGATACCGCCGGCCTGGTTGTGCTGGCGCCACCGCAGCAGCCCGGCGGCAAGTTCCGGCTGCTGGAGCGCATCCAGTTCCGGGGCATGGACTTTGCCAAGCAGGCCGCCGAGATTGAGCGCATCACGCGCCGCTATTGGGTGACCTACATCGGCATCGACACCACCGGCATGGGCAGCGGCGTGGCGCAATTGGTGAAGCAGTTCTTCCCGAATCTGGTCACCTTCAGCTACTCGCCGGAGGTCAAGACGCGGCTGGTGCTCAAGGCGTTCGACGTCATCCACAACGAGCGGCTGGAGTTCGACGCTGGCTGGACCGACGTGGCGCAATCGTTGATGGCCATCCGCAAGACGATGACCGCCAGCGGCCGGCAATCCACCTTCACCGCCGGCCGCTCGGAAGAGACCGGCCACGCGGATCTGGCGTGGGCACTGTTCCACGCGCTGCAGAACGAACCGCTGGAAGGGCGCACCGCGCGCAACTCCGGCTTCATGGAGATCTCTTGATGTTGACCGACCAGCTGCCCGCCACTGCGCCTGCAGCGCCCACGCGTGCCGAGGCCTTCACCTTTGGCGACCCGACGCCGGTGCTCGATGGGCGCGGTGTGCTGGACTATCTGGAGTGCTGGCAGAACGGGCGTTGGTACGAGCCGCCGGTGGCGCTGGACGGCCTGTCCAAAACCACGCGCAGCAATCCGTTCCTGCAGTCCGGGCTGATCTTCAAGCGCAACATGCTGGCGCGCACCTTCAAGCCTCACCGGCTGCTGACGCGGGAGGCCTTCGAGCAGCTGTCGCTGGACTGGATCACGCTGGGCAACGGCTATCTTGAGCGCCGCCGCAACCGCATGGGCGGCGCGCTGTCGCTGGCCGCGCCGCTGTCCAAGTACATGCGGCGCGGCATCACCGAGGGTGAGTACTTCCAAGTGCGCACGTGGCACGACGAGCATGTGTTCGAGCCGGGCAGCGTGTTCCAACTGCGCGAAGCCGATGTCGATCAGGAGCTCTACGGCCTGCCCGAGTGGATGCCGGCCATGCAGTCGGCGCTGCTCAATGAGTCCGCCACGCTGTTCCGGCGCAAGTACTACAACAACGGCTCCCATGCCGGTTTCATCCTGTACCTGACTGACCCGCAGCAGAGCCAGGAAGACGTCGACGCGCTGCGCACTGCCATGAAGGGCGCCAAGGGACCGGGCAACTTCCGCAACCTGTTCCTGTACTCGCCAGGCGGCAACAAGGACGGCTTGAAGCTGATCCCGGTCAGCGAGGTGGCAGCCAAGGACGAGTTCAGCGGCATCAAGGGCATCACGCGCGACGACATGCTGGCCGCGCTGCGGATCCCGCCACAACTCATGGGCATCGTGCCTCAGAACGCCGGTGGCTTCGGGTCAATCCGCGAGGCCGCTGCCGTCTGGGCCGCCAATGAGCTGGAGCCGCTGCAGGCGCGCATGTTGAAGATCAACGACTGGGTGGGCGATGAGGTGATCGCCTTCGCCCCCTACGCGCCGCCAGCGGCCGCGTAATCCTTTCCCACTGCAAGACCACGCAATGCTCAAGAACCTCCGTTGTGGCGAATGCGCTCGCCTGCTTTGCAAGGCCGGCGCCTTTGACGAAATCCAGATCAAGTGCCCGCGCTGCGGCACGCTCAATCACCTGAAGGCCGAGAGCCTCACCTCCGATCGCCGCGAGCGAATCCAAGAAGGCTCTCACCATGAAAAACCAGCTCCTGCAGGGCGACGCCCTGACCATCTTGCCCACGCTCGAAGCCAATTCGTTCGACGCGCTGATCACTGATCCGCCCTATGCCAGCGGTGGTCTGCATGCCGCAGCGCGGGCCAAGCCGCCCTCTGCAAAGTACGTCCAAGGAGGTGGCGCGCAACTGCATGCCGACTTCGTTGGTGACGAGCGCGACCAGCGGTCCCACCTGAAGTGGATGCATCTGTGGCTGCCCGAGTGCGCGCGCGTGCTCAAGGACGGGGCACCGGTACTCTTGTTCACCGACTGGCGGCAGCTGCCGCTGACCACCGACGCGCTGCAAATCGCCGGCTTCACCTGGCGCGGCATCACTGTCTGGGACAAGACCGAAGGCGTGCGCCCGCAGCTGGGTCGCTTCCGCAATCAGGCCGAATACATCGTGTGGGGCAGCAAGGGCAACATGCCGCTGGATCGCCGCGCGCCTGTGCTGCCAGGTGTCATTCGTGAGTCGGTGCGCAAGGCCGACAAGCATCACCTTACCGGCAAGCCGACCGAATTGATGCGGCAGCTGGTGCGGATCTGTGAGGCGGGTGGGCACGTGCTCGATCCGTTTGCTGGCAGCGGAACCACGTTGGTGGCTGCTCAGCTGGAAGGATTCGAGGCCGTGGGCATTGAGATGACGGATCAGTACGCTTGTGTTGCACGTGGAAGGCTTGTTTGACTTTCCTGATTAGCCCTGACCTTCAGCTGTCTCTTTTACCCATCTGACCATGTCGACGTTCTTTCGCGTTGTTCATTGTGTCGTATTCAGATGAGTAGTAAACGCA